GAATTGCTCCACTCTCCTGCACCAGTGACTTGCCCTGGAGCACCATACGATCCACCTCCAAATAGGCTGCCAAGAAGGCTTCCAAGAGCTTTAGAACCTACTATAGAGCCAACAGGACCAAATGCGCTTCCAAGCATCCCACCGAGCACGCCGCCTACCAGATTCCCTGCAAATCTCCCCGGCTTACCACCAGAAAACCCCATCCCATTTCCAGAGAATCCAGAGCCGCCAGAGCTATTAGGCGCACCACCATTCCCGCCATGGCCAGCACCAGACATAGAGCCAAGGCTTCCTAGATGCGCGGTCATTGGTGTTCCGACCGGAGCGTAACCCCCTACAGAACCACCACCAAAACCATTAGCAAGGAGATAGCCCCCGAGGCCGCCCATCAGCTCGGGGGCACCGTTAAAAAAAGACCAGTCCGAGCCGCCTGCATCGCCATTACTGCCCATCATATAATCCGATGTCCCAGAGTCTGGCGGCCCGAGCGACCCACTAATTTCATCAAGCGCCTGCTGTGAAGCATCTCCGCCACCACCACCATTGCCGCCGAATAGTCCATCAAGCCAATTTCCAAAAGCGCTTGCACCTTGGTTGATGAATGGTGTTAGTAGACCTGCGCTTCCATATCCACCAGCTCGCATGCCTGGAACCATTCCAGCGCCACCGCCGCGAGCCAGTGAGTTTAGATAGGCATTCATGGCATTTGTACCGGCCAGCGCGCCACCTGCCTGCGCTTGTCCTGCCTGAGATTGCAGCGCTGCCAGATTGGTGGCCATGTTCATGCCTTGTCCTTGGGTGAATTCCGAACCTTGCAATCCAGAATTCAGGATATTGTTCATCGCCCCCATTTGCTGGAACGGCAATTGACCAATCGAATTCTGTGCAGAAAGGCCGGCGTTCATGAGTGGCGCTTGCGCCATCATCTGTTGGAATGGCAATCCGGCAACGGTCTGATTTGCTGATAGGCCAAGGCTGGCTTGCGGAGTCAGCGCATTAGCCTGCTGGAATGGAAGCTGTGCAACTTGTTGTCCAGCATTCAGCCCCATCTCTGCTTGCGGTGCCAGCGCATTGACTTGGTTCTGATAGGTTTGTGTCAGCAGTTGCCCAGGCAATAGCGCCAGATTCTGCGCAGTATTTCCATTGCGCAAACCACCTGTTGCCGATGCATTCGCCAGCAAATTGGCGTTAGCCTGCTTAAGCTGCTGCTGATACAACGGATTACCGGTTAATCCTTCGATGGCCGCATTTTGTGCTTCTGTTCCTTGCGCACCAGTCAACGTGCCAAGTTGACCCATGGCATTCCTGCCAGCACCGGCATATCCTTGGATCGTATTGAAAGCTGGGCTATTCAATAGTGCATGTTGAGCCGTATCCATTGCGCCAGCACCATTGGCACCAGTCACATTGCCAAGCGCCATCATGGCGTTATTGCCAGCACCGGCCATACCTTGCACGCCGCCAAAAGCTGGGTTGGTGAGCAGTGCTTGCTGAGCAGACTGCTGTGCCGGTGATCCATTCGCTCCAGCCAAATCCGCATAATTGTTCGTCGCACCAGTTCCAGCGTTCAGGAAGTTCTGATAGCCACGGAAAGCCGGCGCTCCAAGCAAAGCGTTTTGCGCTGCGGTCTGCTGATCAGCCCCATACACACCGGCCAAATTGCCAAGCGGAAACGCCGTACTCCCACCAAGGTTCGTATAGGGATTCATCCCATTAACGAGCCAGTTGTACTGGTCCTTGATGGTATTCTGTCCTTGTGTTGCCGCATTCGTCTGGTAACCGGCTGCCGTCTTCGCTGCATCGCCAGTCTGCTGAGCCATGTTATAGCCGGTCAACCCCATTCCGAGCTGCGCGCCAGTATCGCCAAATAGCAAGCCGCCAAGTAGCGATGGTGCCATCATGTTTAGGTAATTCGAGATAGACATACGCCTCCCTTACGGCAATGCCAAATAAGCAACCGTCGATGTATCGGTATTGCTCGATGATGTAATTGTGAATGACGTACCAGCTACTCTAGACGAAACACGCAAGAACCCTGGCGTTCCTCCGTCAATCTGCGACGTCAGGAATATTCGACTTCCTGCTGCCACTGCCGACCATGGAACGGTTGCAGTTCCAGCGACTAATACGACTGTTCCATTAATGCCTAGCGATCCTGATTTACTTCCAGCATTACTTCCAGTTCCGCCGCCAAGTGTTTGAATATCAGCGGCCATTTGCTCAAATGTGCGAATAACCGTTTGATAGCCGCCGAAAGCCTCGTAAATCTGCCTTCGATCTGCTGGCATTGTCGTCGGGGTAAAAGTTGCTACCATTGCAGCGGCTCCACATCGATAAACAATGCACTCAGGCTAACAGGAGATGGATTCGCCATCTCGAAACGGAAAATACGCCAGTTACGGAAGAAATTCCGCGTTCTCCATTGCAATCTGTGCGCCGCTTGCCCAAACGATCCGATATTCATCCAGCGTTTTTGCGCGAAATTGATTCCATCGTTTGACCAGCTAAGCGAACATTTCGGCGTATCATGCCCAATCGTCCTGCCGAATATTCCTGACAGCTCGACAGTATTCAATGCCAAACCAAAGCCTTGATTCGCCAGCGCAACAGAGTCAAATCTAGAATAGACCGGAGTTCCATAGTTATCAGCTCTAGTGCTATCCAGATTGCCAACACGCCCATCATATAGGTCGCCAAGCAGCCAGCGCCCATAGGCATAACAGCTCCAGATGCCACGGAACGGCTTTGATCCATCTAGGCTGCTGGATAGCTGGAACCAGAGCGGCTCTCTAGCAAGCTCAGAACCTCTGAAGTCATAAAGCCAGGTAGACGATGGAAGGCGCAATATCAGGTGCGCATTCTCCTTTGTTTCCCTGTATTCCAGCGTGGCTTGTGCCGCAAGAGTAGCCTCATCGTACTGAGCAAGCTGAATTTCAATCTCACGCGTCGCAATTCTATCTGCTGCACCAAGACCCAGCGAGAACCATACAGACACCTGCTCACCACGGCCGCCGCCTAGGAATGCAAATCCTTGGTTGCACTGCACCTTACCAAATGGGCTGATCCAGCCCTTCTGAATCTGCGCGCCGACATTCACCTGAAACGGATAACCAACACCACCACCAGCGCCAACGTTCGACATGATCGAAATGCTGAAACGCGATCCAAGATATAGCTCATTGCGGAAAACAAGCTGGCCAGTCAGTGCGTCCGGATTATACGAGTCAGTTCCGAATGATTGCGCGTTGATATTGTTCGGATTGTTCAGATCAGTTACATAGTTGTTCACGCCATCGTTCAGCGAGTAATAGCCGGCGAAAAATTGCAGATCGATAGGCGTGCCAAGGTTAGGGCCAGAATACTGGCTGAATACGCCTGCATCCGTGTAGTAATACAGCCTATTGGCGCTCAGAATTCCGATTCGGTCATAGCCTGATACCATGACAACAGGGCCATTATCATTGGCCACCGTGCCGAGCACAGTTACGTGGCCGCTAGAAGACAGCGAAATAAACGAACTACCGATGACGAAATATGGGATCGTCTTGCGCACATGCGAACCACGGCACGATCCAGAAAGACTCACGGTGCCATCATCAAAGCGCACTAATCCATCCATTGAGCGAAGATACATATTGCTCAATCCAGTGTCTTTCACGACCGGTACAAGGTTGAGCGGATAAGAGGTGCGGAAATCCCCCAAGACATCAGAGTAAGCACCATGTGCAAGGGGAATCTGCATGTCGCCGCCTTTTGGTTTACACTATCGCTTGAGTATATCCGATAGGTGACCACTATGACCACGATCAACATGCTTTCGCAGGTAACTGCTATCAATGCTGGTGATGTTTTGCCGATTTATCAGCAGAGTAGCGGCCAGCCTCGACAGGTCGCGGTCAGTGCGCTGGCTGCGTTTATGTCTAGCAGTGTGGTGACTAGTGCTGGAGTTATGCCTCCTGCGTTGCTGACTACTGGTGCGGGTGGTGTATATGCGCTGAATCCCACGACCGCAGTAACAGCCCTGACGGTCGGCATGGGTTTCCGCGTGCAATTCAATGCATCCAGTTCTGGAAGCAATACGCTGAACGTCAGTGGTCTAGGCGCAAAACCGTTGCTGCAATACAACTCAAGCGGCACGCTTGTAGCACCGACGATTGTCCCGGCGCAATTTGGCGATGTGATTTTTGACGGCACGAACTGGATTTTCATTGATCCTCTCCCCACTGCCGCATCTTCCAGTGCAGGTCTGCCAAATGCCACAGCGACTACTGGCGGCACTGCTGGCGCATTCGTTCTGACTCCAAGCCCTGCGCCTGGCTCTCTTCAAGTTGGAATGAGCTATCGCGTACAGTTCAATGTCGCCAGCAGTGCAACCAATACGCTGAATGTGTCTGGCTTCGGAGCTAAGCCACTGATGCAATATACCAGTGCTGGCGGATTGACCAATGCGTCTTTCTCGTCTGGCCTGTTCAGCGATGTGATGTATGACGGAACGAACTGGATTGTGATGGATGCGCTTCCACCTGCCACAGGATCGTCTACTAGCATCAAGCGCAGCGCGCGCGCAGCTAATATTGCTCTCACTACGACTGACAATTCTACGCTGATAGATTTCACATCTGGCCCATTCACACAGACATTTGTATCCAATGCAACCCTGGGTGTCGGATGGTTTGTTTTTCTGAGGAATAATAGCGGGCAAGCCATTACTCTTCAGCCTAATGGCGGGGAAACTATTGATGGTCTAAGCGGCTTCATCATGTATCCGATGGAATCGCGCCTAGTAATCAGTGATGGCGCTTCTGCACTCTATTCTATTGTGATACATCCTTTCTCAGTGACCTATACCGGTTCTGCGACATTCACAACTCCACCGGGTTATGTCCGTTTCGGACTTCTGGGTGATGGTGCAGGTGGAGGTGGTGGATCTGGTCAGCGCGGCGCAACTAGTACATTGCGATCCGGTGGAACCGGGGGGGGTGGTGGAGCAAGAATACGCGGCGAAGTATTGGCATCCCAAATCACGTCAACCGTAACAGTAACAATTGGTGCTGCGGGTACAGGTGGTGCTGCTGTTACTGTAGATACCACAAATGGGAATAACGGGACAGCAGGAGGAAATACCACCTTCGGAAGTTATTTTACTGCTTATGGTGGCGGCGCTGGCGGGAGGGGGCAGGGGGCGACTTCTTCCGGCGGCGCGGGCGGCGGTGGCGCGAGTAGTTCTACTGGCACTAATGGCGGATCCCCATCAGCAGCAACATTCGGAGGCGCAACAACCGCATCGAACATTTCCACTGGCGGTGCTGGTTCCACATCTGGTGGGGCCGGATCAGCCGCCGAATTTGGGGGCGGTTCAGGAGGAGGACAAGCTGGCACATCGGGTCTTGCCGGTGGGCAATCCGTTTTTGGAAATGCCGGTGGTGGTGCTGGGGCATGTATTGATGCAAGTAATGTTGCATATAACGGCGGTGCGGGTGGAGCTGTAGGCACATATAGCACTGGCGGCGGCGGCACGGCGGGAACTAGCGGCGGTTCGGGAGGCAATGGAGCCGCTGGAGTAAATGGCTCTGCCGTACAGGGTGCAGGTGGACAAGGCGGGGGGGGTGGCGCGTCTTCTGTATCTGGATCAGTGGGAAATGGCGGACAAGGCGGTTCCCCTGGTGGCGGTGGTGGCGGTGGAGCAGCATCGCTCAATGGGAATAACTCTGGTGCTGGTGGTAATGGTGGCGGTGGTCAGCTCACTGTATGGGGGATTGTGTAATGGCGATATTCGCAATTGTGCAAAACGGCATCGTGGTGAATCTTGCGGAATCTACCGATGCGCTCGGGCCTGGCTGGATTCTATCCGATGGGTCTGCTGTTATTGGCGGCACATGGGATGGCTCACATTTTGGACCAGACCCGAATGCAGCCATTGAAGCCATGGAGGCAATGAAAGAACTCGCCAAGAAACTGCTTGATGAATCTGACGTAACAGTTACCCGTTGCTATGAGCATGCAGTGGCAGTTCCTTCGGAATGGCAGGCGTACCGTACTGCGCTGCGTGGTGTAATCTCTGGATCTCAGACTGTCCTACCGATTAAGCCAGCCTATCCTTCAGGTACATAGCCATGGCGGATTTTCAACAAGCTTGGGAATTACTCGTAGGCAATGAGGGATCTTTTTGCAACAATCCTAAAGATCCCGGTGGGGCCACGCGTTGGGGTGTTACCCAGCGCGTAGCAAGATCTAACGGATACCAAGGTGATATGCGTGACCTTCCAATCGAAACAGCACGTGAAATTGCAAAGAAACTCTATTGGGACCCATTAGGCTGCGATGATTACGATTTTCATGTGGCGTTTGCGCTATTGGATGCTCTGTATAACGGCGGACACGTGGTTTTGTGGGCACAGCAAGCATTGGGAATCCGTGCGGACGGTAAGATCGGCCCGGCTACTCGCCAAGCGCTTCAAACCTGCGACCCATTCCGTTTTGTTATGAGATTCACGGCAGCACGTCTTCAATATATGACGATGCTAAAAATCTGGCCTGAATTTGGGAAAGGCTGGGCTAGGCGTATAGCGCACAATCTGTTAGTTGGGAGTAAATAGCATGCCGATCATTGCGCTCGTATCTGCGCTAGCCCAATTCGCCCCGACAATCGCTGGATGGCTTGGCGGTCCTAAAGCCGAAGATGTGGCTACCAAGGTAGTAGGAATTGCACAGGCCGTGACGGGTGCGCCAAGCGGTGATGCTGCTCTTGCTGCCATTCAGAGTGATCCTGCAATGGCTGAGAAATTCCAAGAAGCTGTATTGCAGAATCATCTTGAACTTGAGCAGCTTGCTCTACAAGGTCGGCAGATGGATTACGACTTTGACGAAAAGATGGTTACATCTGAAGTGGCAGATCGCACCAATGCGCGGCAAATGCAAATGTCCACGCATAGCCCGATGCCTGCCATTCTGACGGTATTCATCACACTTGGATTTTTCGGGATGCTAATTGCCATGATGGTGCAGACGGTTCCATCCGGTAATCAGGCAATCATGAATGTGATGCTTGGCAGCCTTGGTACGGCTTGGGTTAGTGCTGTTAGCTTCTGGCTTGGGTCCAGCTATGGAAGCCTGCGTAAGACAGATCAAATGGCAGCCGTAGCTGGCGTCCAAACGCCAACGGCTTCATTGGCCGCTAGTGTTATACGCGACGAACAACAGTAATAAATTCTCAAGGGGCTTTCATGACTTATGCCATCATCGATGACAAGTTCAATACTGCCAATGAGCAACACGCCGCCAAGGTTTCCACTACCATAGAGCACTTTACTGGACCTATTGGCGAAGACATTTTCAACATGCCGAGTAGCCCTAGCCAAGAGGCTGCTGTGCTGCTTGGTGCCATATCTAGCACTTCTGCGCCTGCGATAAATTGCAGTTGGGCCAGCACCAGCAATGACCATGTTGCCGGCCTCCAGCATTGGTGGCAATCCGATGCCTATGAAGCTCAGCGCCAGGCATGGTTGTCTGGCAAAACGCTAGTATTCGCTGCTGGCAACATGAGCGGTGGCCTTGTAGGTGGCGCTTCTGCAGAAGCTAGCAGCCCGTTCACGCTAACCGTCAGTGCAATGGACAAAGACGCCAATGGCCATGATGAACTGACCAGCTATAGCCAAGCAGGTCCAGAGCTGACGAACTATGTCACGCTAGGTACTGCTCCTTGGTATGCGCCTGATCCCAGCAGCGTCGGTACTTCTTTTGCTGCTCCGCGCATCACGGCTGCCGTGACACTGCTTCAGCAGCGATTTGGCGGCCAGCTATCACAGTCAGAGCTGCATACCATCTTGGACGAATGGAGCGTAGGGGAAGCGCTTCCGAAGGCTGGAACGCCGCCTTATTATCCAGTCCAGCCGAGCTACATCTACCACACGTTCAGCGATGATGAGATTTCCGCTATTTCTTCGGTTCAACACACGCTAGGCCAACTTGATCTACGCGCTCAAGTCGAAGGCGCATATTGCCTTGTGCTGGATCGCATTGCCGACAAAGCCGGCCTTGACTGGTACACGCAGCAAGCACAGACGAACGGCCTTGCATGGGTAGGCCAGCAGCTACGCAATAGTTCCGAATACTCCACCGTCTCACAGCATCAGTTCAGCCAAGTTCCGACGATGGAACACGTGCTAGCGATGTATCACGACATTCTAGGCCGTGAAGCTGACGACGCTGGCGCGGCATGGTGGGCGAACAAAATCATTACCGAGCAACCTGCGCCGACGCTAGACCAGATCACCACCACCGGCCGCGTCATTGACTGGCATAGCTACGAAGTCCAGTTCGCTGCCGGTGGTGGCGTTTCGTTGCCTAGCTGGCTGTCTTGATTATTTGTCTCCAGCCGCTTGAATGATCCAGGCCAGCACGATCAAGCTAATTGGCACGCAAATGAGTGCCGCCCATACTGCGAAGTCGAAACATTCTTGGCTTGAGCATAAGAACATGGCAGCCATCTCAAACAGCAGGAAATAGGCAAGCCCCTTTAGCGCCAGCGAAATTCTACGGCTAATTGATGGTAGGTCGCTCATTTTTTATCCGTATCATCAAACCGTGGATCGACCCATCGTTCCTCTGGATATGGCGTGGAACATAGCATTTCCACCAGCTTCTCACCGCGCATGGTTAGGATATAGATTCGTTCACTTCCAAGGTTTAGGCGCAGGATTCCATCATTAACAAACATTCTTGTCGCCTCTCGCACAGCAGGCGCATCAGCTTGAGGATGTGGATTAGGAATGCAGTGGTAATGAAGTAGGATGTTGATTTCCATAGGGCTCATCTCTCATCCTCCGTTGTGCATCCTTTGCCACATGCATGCGAGCCTATTTCTGATATTCCGACTCCGCTTAGCCCTATGTATTCCTTACCAGTCTGATGGTCTTTCATCAGATAGACAGCTCGCTCACCATCATATGCAAGGCTGTCATGGATGATCTGAACGCTCTGCACCTCAAATCGTCCTGGCTGATCAGTAGCGCCAACCGCATAGCGTTTAGAGTCTTGTTGCGCATATCCATGGTCTTGACCACAACCTATAAGAATCAAAACGATGATCGCAAGAATCAGATATTTCATGCCGCCTTCTCCTTCGCTCTCTTAGCCATGCGTTTAGCCTTCAGCTCGTCTTTGTGGAGTTCGTTGTATCTGCGAGCATTGGCGCGCATACGGTCACGGTTAGCCGCTTGCCATTCGTGCACTTGCTTCTTATGGCACTCGTAGCAGATACGACCGGTATGTGTGCCGTCCTTACGATTCACGCGCTCGACCTGTCGCCAGTTCAGCCCGTTGTACTCCACGCCGCAGCGGATGCAGGTTTTGGCTGTCATGGTATGTATCATCCATTAGAAGTTCATAGCACGGATTTCATTAAGCTGATCCGTCTTATCCATGGAAAGGTTGTAAACCTCCATAACCTTCTGCATGTTCTTGCCGTTATAATGATTCAACATAAATTTAGGATCGCTTCCATGTTTTACATATACCGGATAATCTTCCCAGTCGTAGGTATCACAAACCACAATCATGTGAGTCGCTCCTTCATCTACGCCACGGTCAAACCATTTTGAAATTTCTGCTCTAGTTGTCATGCTATGCGCTCCCTGAGTTTTGCAAGTACAGCCTGAACATCACGCCAGAATGCCAATAAGCCAGGCTCTAGCACGCGGCTGATATAGTCATCATCGCGTTCAATGCGCTGGATATATAGCCGATACGGCTCAGCCTGTCGCGGGTCATAGCTGATGAAGTCCCACCACTGCCGGCCTGTCACGAACATGCATCCTTGAACTTGTTCGATGTGGTCTTCTGGCATGCCATCGATCAACGTCTTGATATGCACCTGCGGGTCTTTTGGGCACTTCATTTCCATGCCGCCATCTAAGCCGATCAGGCCATCAGGGCTACAGCCGATGAAGTCATGAACATGATGAGCCACAAACTCCGACTCCATCACCAGATTCCCGGTCTTGAACTCATATGCCTCGCGGGCATACTGCTCTACATCTTTCCCCCACTGTAGCGATGAGCTGTTAACTTCAGGCTTCGGCTCGCCGGATAGTATTTCTGCAACTATCTCGCGCAGATATGTATTGCGTGCCTCTGTTGGCTTATCCGGCTGCCGCTTATTCATGGCAATAGCGTCTGCAAACCGGCTGGCGGTGATCTTGCCTGCGCGCTGTTGATGCCATGCATCTGTGCGCTGCTCAATCATCGCTAGACTCCAGATTTTGCATGTTTGCTTTGCAAAGCTCTTTTAGCCGTGCGAACTCAACCGACCCGACCATGGTTTTCTGTGCATCGCTCATGGATTGCCATGCCTTACCTAGACCTGGCCAATCGCCATCTACGGCAAGAACTTCAAGATCACCAATAAGCGTCTGGGCTTCTTCGCTGTTAGAGCCTTCTACCCTAGCACGCTCTGCATAGCTAGCCGCTGATTTCGGCGCATCATTCACGCTTTGCACAATGCGTTCCGCCTCATCTTGGTCGTAGATGCCGGCGAAGCCGAAAGCTAAACGGGCGCATTGAATCATGGCCTTGTGTCTGAGCATACGGCGCGGATGTGACTGCCATGGACCGGTGCTTCGCTTGCATTCGTCCATGTACTCAGTGACGCTTACCGGCCTGCTACGATCCTTGCGATATATCCGGCAAGTACAAGATTCGGCGTCTTGATCGAATTCCATTCCATCAAAGTTCGGATCGCCATTGATAATCCGGCTCCAGCCATCGACACCGACAACAGGGACGATGCCATTATTCTTATCGGGGAATGCGTAGATTTCCTTAGTCCATGGAGAAAGTCCGTACTGATTAGCAACGACAAGTAGCGCAGCCATTTGGGCGTCAGTGACCTGTCCCTTGAACGCTGTTGCCTTCAAGGTTGCGAGAAGTTCCTGGCCTTCCCCTTCCATACCGAGTGACTTAGCAAGCTTTGACGCTTGAGCAATAACTATTGTGCTCATGATTTCCTTTCCGCCCGAGACTGTGCCGGGCCAGGATGTTTGTTAGTACGGGTCTTTTCCTGCAAGCATTTCAAACTGGCGTCGCTCTTCCAGATCATCAAGCCGCCTCTTCGTCTCATCCGAACGCGACTTCACTCTGACCTGTACGCCTTTCGTAACGAAGTGGCTACGTGCTTCTGCTGTCGTTGCGATCCAATCGCGCATCTCTGTGTCGTGTCCGATCATCTCAGTTCCTTGCGTTGTATGTACTGCTGTTGTGTTGTCACTATAGCCATACAAAAAATACACGTCAAGCACTTTAGTTCGTCCTTGCAAGAACAATGTTACGCTGTATAATCCAGTTAAGCATTCATAAGGAGAATCCAATGCTTCGTAAGTCTGAGCTGTTGAAGCACTTCGATGGCAGCACCGTTCTGACTGCCAAGGCGCTCCACACAACGCCACGTAACGTTATCAAGATGAAGGAAGAACTAGGCTTCGCCGCCATCGGTCGCATTTTCGTGTATCAGCGGGACGTGTTCTGGATCATGGTGCGCGATGAGATGAAACGACAGGAGAAGAAGCAATGAATGATGAACTGATTAGGCGGTTACGTGCTGCAGCCGTGGTGCTAGAGAACCTCCCCGAGTTGCCTGACTACAACGGATCTATATTGCTCATTGATGATGTTGAGGCCGAGAGGATTGCAAAAGACATTGATGCGGTAGCAGACGCGCTTGCCGCCATGCAGATACGAAAGGAATAACAATGGAAACCACATGTGAAAGCTCTGCGGTCTACACAGACCAGAGCTTAGCGTTACAGGCCGCGCTGATCTGGCGCACGTATGTTCTTCGCCTGCTGGAGCAGGCTGAGGAGAAGGAAGAGCAGGAGAAGGCCACATGCATGATATAGCTGTCCTGTTTGCACGAGAGAACAGCATTTACAAAACCATTCCATCCTGTGATGTATACGACATAAATAGGGACGCTCGTACATATAAAGGAAAAATGCCAGTGGTAGCACATCCCCCATGTCGTTCATGGGGAAGGCTCAGGCAGTTCGCAAAGCCTAGGCCAGATGAAAAAGAGCTAGCCGTCTTTGCAGTTGAAACGATTCGCCGAGTCGGCGGCGTTCTTGAACATCCGGCAGAAAGCTCTTTATGGCTTCATTGCCATATGCCTAGACCTGGTGAGTTCTATGATCAATATGGCGGATGGACGATAGCTGTTGAGCAGTTTCATTGGGGCCACCGTGCAGAAAAGGCCACGTGGCTTTACATTGTTGGGTGCAATCCATCTGATCTTCCTGAAATCCCAGTCAGGCAAGGGCGGCCAACACATTGCATACGTCCAACCAAGAGCTATCCGCGCCTTCCTTCAGTAACGAAAGCGGAAAGAGAGCAGACGCCACCAGCCTTTGCTGAATGGCTTGTACAAGTAGCAATACTATGTGGAAGGTAATGATATGAAACATTACGCCGACGAAGACGAGATGCGCGACGACTTGCGCGAGACTCTGGACAAGGAGTGGCAGCAAGGCTACGACAAGGGCGCGGCGGATGAGCGTGCTTCGATTGTGGAGTGGCTGCGTACATGCGCACGTAAGAATCCACTACTTAGCAGCTTTGACCCGCATAGCGCGGATGTCATCGCTGATGCAATCGAACACGCGGAGCATGAAGAATGACCGAAAAGGAAGAGCAGCAGCTTGATGCGATGCTTGATTCTATCGAGTGTTGGATTGAGGGAATCGCTATAAGTATTATGAACGAGAATGGTGACTATACGAAATTTGCCAAAAGCAGGCGAGAACACCTTAAGCGCCTCATCATGCAGATCAGTGAGGAGGGCGGCGACGATGGGAAATAGCCATGCGCCGTTGATCTCATTTCTGAGATACATGCTTGCTAGGCTTGGTTGTTGTCTTAAAGGACATGACATGCAGCCCACATCAGAGCTATGTGAAGTGGTGCATAGGACTGAGTTCATGACTATGTTCCTGCCATTAGATCTTGTCTGCACATGCAAGAAATGCGGCAAGGTTGTTGACCTGACATCTAAGCCAAGGTGACCCAATGAATAAGCCGAAAATCTACAAGAGCCGTGGCAACGATTACTGGATTTGCCATGGCGGTACCATGCAAGGATATGGCGACTGTGCTGATCAAGCATACAGGCATTGGAAAAATGCGATGATTCAGGTCGCCACTACAAACAGAGAAATGTGGAGACACGTATGGAATCCATGTAGCAACAATACGGTAGAAGGCATCATCTTCGGAAACTGAAAACCGTTACGCATCAATGAGTTGCAGGAAATACAACATATAGAATCACATAGTATCACGTCATATGAAGAGTCCGCTAACATAGCTGTATCGCTTGTTTCTCCTGTGTGGCGCAGGATGGGCGAAAACGGAATGTGCAGCAGATGTGAGATGACCTCAAGTTCTGCTGCTGGCGGGTTCGATGTTTGCACATTCGCATCGGTCCCACGCCAACCGGCAGTAGAACTTGAGGTCTTTTTGCGTCTGCTATAAGGGTTAACAACATGAAATCTCTTCCATCCGAGATTGATCCAAAGTCATCTAGTCTCATCATCCTTGCTGACATAGCTGCACAAGACGGTAAGTCTGCATATCCAAACAATCCTTGGCTAGCGTATGAACTAGCCAAGGAAACCATCGTAGCCATGCAAGATAGCGGCTCTTTCCCTTCTGACTATGTTGCGTTTGAGACGGCCATCAGGCATATCGCGCTTGTTCTTGGAGTGTGAGACATGGCCGCCCTTCCCTACATCCAGCTCTATGTAGCTGACTATCTAGCTGACACTTCACATCTGAGCACTGTCCAGCATGGTGCTTATCTTCTGCTCATCATGAATTATTGGCAGCGTGGAAAGGCGCTTAAGGATGACAACGAACGTTTAGCGAACGTTGCACGGATGTCGAACGAAGAGTGGACGAAGCATCGAGATGCGCTTGAAGAGTTCTTCGATGTCGTGGATGGCGAATGGATTCATCGACGCATAGAACGTGATCTGAACGCTGTTTTGGCCAAATCTGCCAAGGCAAGAGCTGCTGGAAAGGCTTCTGCTGAACGCAAGGTCAACGCCCGTTCAACGAACGTTGCAACTAACGATGGACATACGCTCAACCATACAGATACAGATACAGATACAGATACAGATATAAATACAGAGACGCAGCGAGATGCGCAGCTACCTACATCGTCTGCAAAAAAGAAAACAGTCACTCTGAAGACATGGTTAGAGCAGATCAGAGAGAAAGGCGAGCAGGCCATTCCTGCAGACGATCCACTCATTGCTGACGCTGAGAGAATCAACCTCCCGACTGAATTTCTTAGATTGTGCTGGCTAGTGTTCAAGGACAGATACATCAACGAAGGATCAAGCAACAAGAAATACAAAGACTGGCGAGCGGTATTTAGAAGGGCAGTTCGTGAGAACTGGTTCAAGCTTTGGGCCATCAGCAACAACGGTGAGTTCTATCTGACGAACGTTGGCAAGCAAGAACAGATGAGATTGGAAGGCGCATGAGCACATACGCACGTGAGCAAGACTTCCTTGCATGGCTGATGAGCAAGACTGAGATGCCTGAGAAAGCTGCAGACATCAAGCCGCACTGGTTCAGCGATACGCTGCATGGCCATATCTTCGAAGCGATCAGCGCTCTGTTTGCCAAGAACGACTTTGCATTGCCTTCTGCCATCAGCGATCAGTTGGATAAGCTCTATCCTGCCAATCCGACTATCAGCGATGAGCGGAGAGATTACGTCAGCCAGATTCTGGCTAGTGGCGGTCCCATCAATCCTGAATACACGCTGTATGCAATCCGTGAGCAAGGGAAGCGGAAAGACTTCAAATTGGCGCTCCTTGCCGCAGTCAGTGAGGTTGATGCCGGGCATGATACCTACGAAGGCATGTTAGCGGCTGCTCTAGGGCGCATAGAGGCGATAACAATGCGTGGGATAGCTAAGGGTATGTTGAACGGCCGCGACATCAGTGAGATCGGTTTACGGTGGCTTGAGGCGCGTAACGATTCTGATGGTGAGCTGCCAGGTTGGCCGACTGGCATTCCTGACCTCGATGAAGTGATATTCGGCCTGAAGCCAGGCGAGCTGATTACCATCGCCGGCGCTTCTGGCATGGGCAAGACAACCATGGCTACCAACATCATCGAAGTAGTCGGCAGCGGCTGGGTGCATCCGAATGGTAGGGCCGAGAGCGGGAAAATCGTCCTTGTCGTATCCCGTGAGATGGGAGAAACGCAGATCGCGCTACGTCACTTTGCAAGTCAGGGTGATATTAGCCTTACATCCCTACAGCGTGGCACGATGAACGATGCTGAATGGACTGGCCTTACTGCTGCCGTAAGCAAGCTGAGCGATATGAAAGTCTTCTACGACTTAGATTCATTAACCCCTGGAGAAATCGCACTGAAGGCCCGTCAGATCAAGCGTAAGCATGGCGAGCTAGGCATGATAGTGGTTGATCATGTAGGACTGCTCAAGAGCGATCAAAAGCGCCGGGCACGCTATGAGGAGATTTCTGACATCACATGGGCACTCAAGAACATGGCGCGTGAGATGAACATACCGGTAATCCAGTTAGCGCAGATCAGCCGGGATGTGAAGAACCGTTCAGATAAGCGCCCGATCCTGACCGATCTTGCTGACAGCTCAAGCATCGAGAAAGACAGCGATATCGTCATCGGCATGTACCGTGATGACTACTACCACAAGGACACAGCTTTCCAAGGTATGGGCGAAGCGATTGTGCTGAAGAACCGCATGGGCGAGTGCAAGACCATACCACTTGTATTCAAGGGAGAGTTTAACAAATACCTTCCATGTAATTGGGAGTCTTACTACGAGGCACAGAAGAAGGCAACAACCATCAACAGACCGTATTCCAACAAAGGCATTGACCTGTAATGCCGCTGAAGAGGCGTAAAAAAGTTCTTGCATAGTGCTCAATGAGCGCGTATAGTGAACTCATCGATAGCACAAGCACAACGATGAAGGAAATAAGCATGATCACGACGACACTAAAACAACTCCGCGAGGCTGGCGCATGTTTCGAAGGATACAACAAGGTCGTTCGCGCACTTCAAGGAGAGCAGTTCAGCGATGAAGATGCAGAGCGCGAAACGTATATTCACTTCTCTCATAAAGAACCGATTTCTCTTGCATTCATTTTGGAAAGTAATGTGCTAGATGATGCACTGTGGGCGCTTCGTGCTTGTGAGCAGACGAAAGAACTTCAACGCGCAGAACGTCTTTACGGCGTATGGTGCGCTCGTCAAGTTCAGCACCTTATGACCGATCAGCGTAGTATCGATGCACTGGATGTGGCAGAGCGACATGCCAATGGTGAAGCAACAGACGAAGAACTGGCCGCCGCCTGGGCCGCCGCCTGGGCCGCCGCCAGGGACGCCGCCTGGGCCGCCGCCTGGGCCGCCGCCTGGGCCGCCGCCTGGGCCGCCGCCTGGGCCGCGCAAAAGCAGAAATTCATTGAGGTGTTTTGCGGCGATGACGCGCCCAATATCTGAAGGGTAAATCATGGGAACAGCAAGACGTTATGAAGGCTTTCCCGATCCTGCCGAGATTATTTCAGCTCGTGAGCGGATGCACCTTTCGACTCTAGATTGCGCAAAGATCGTGCATAGTGCGAGACGCACATGGCAGCAATGGGAGTCTGGGGATAGAAATATGCATCCTGGGCTGTGGGAGCTGTTTCAAATCAAGATAGGGAAGATGAAATGACTAAGCCATTCGATCTTGAGGCAGCCAAGGCCGGCGCGAAGGTTAAGACGCGAAATGGCGACCGTGTCGAGCTGTTCGTATTCGACTTGTCTGGCACTCAGCCGATTGGCGGTGTGCTTACTGCTGCAGATGGCACGAAGTCTCTTGAGACTTGGGACAGCAGCGGCATCTACAACCGAAATTTCCAGTCGTTCGGTGTGCTTGATCTTGTGATGGTTGATGGAGATGAAGAATGAACAACATGATTTTCTGGTTAATCATCGCGCTTCTGGCGCTGGTATGGGTAGTCACCAAATACATCGACTGGCAGTGCAGCAAGCTGGACAAGACGCTGAATTCGCCGTGGCCGGAGTCTGATGAGCGGGAATGGTGGAAGCCATGAATATCGAATTGTTGACTTACTGAGTCACAGGCTGGATTTCACGAGCAATAAACATAGTAACGGCGCGGAGTTACGGCGCTCATGTATTTCATAGGGCGCTGATAGGGCGCGAGGGAGGTTTGTGGATACTTTTGAACTTTGCAAGGCAATACGAAAAGCGATTGTCAATCGCGCTGCCGAGGTAATGACCTACAAAGGCTGGAGCGACGAATTTTGCGCAGAGCAAATCCGGGAGATACCGGAGTGGGTCAAAGGTAGTGAAAATTTCAGACCTATTCATCCGGCTGAATTGACGGCCGAACAGATGAAAGAACTGGGATTTTGTGGCTGGTCTGAAGAATCATCGCTCATGCTCATCCCGCTATGGCTTCTCCCTTTCCTTGCCGATGAGTTTGAAGGCGGGTGCATCGACGGTGAAACCCGCACCTTCAAACGCGACGAACTCGACAATGACCATCGGTTTGGTTGCCTAGCATACGGCGTGATTCCGAACCATTAACCGCGCCCCGGCGCAAAGGACAAGCATGGAAACGAAAGAGCAGATGCGGGCGGCGTTTGAGGAATGGTACGCCAACTGGTTCCGCACACCAAAACCAACGAGGGTTGGCGAGGGATACATACTCATGCACCCGCAGCATGGCTGGGAGACATGGCAAGCCGCCCTCGCCAGCCGTGATCACCCGCCGCAATCGTCCATATCCTGGAGTGGTTTCAACGTATACGGCGATAAGAAAAGCCTGCAGGAAGTCGAGCGGTGCATCCATGAGGCTGGCACTGTCCCGGAGTTGAAGCAGCAGATCAAGGATGCACGCAACTACTGCAAAGACGCCCTCGCCAGCCAGCCGCATCCAGTGTCGATGCCGGATTGGCCGGCGACTGAAAGCTTGCCTGACATCAAATACGCCCAGTACACGCCGGAAAGCTGGGATGATGACTATCGGAACCTGTGGCAACGGCTGCAAGTAGCTGAGCGTAACCAGACCATCATGCGCAGCTATGCCCGGGAACTGCGCGAGTTCATCGCCAGCCAGGACGCGAGGGACTGGAGACGTGACCACGGTGCGAACGCCGTGCGGTATTGCCCCTCTTGCGCGTCCGTTGGCGAAGTCGGGAGAGGGCACCGTGACTGCTGCCCGGATGGAAACACCGCGCGAATGGTACGGCCAGACATCGCAGAACAGGCGGCTGCAGGCTTCCGCAGCCTCTATCTGCGACCGCAGCCTGCCGCGCAGGGCGTGCCGGATGTGAAGGCTATGGTCGACCGATTCCTAGCGTGGCCACTGCCAGAGACTGTATCCAGCGATATGTGTGTAACCATGCGTGATGCTCTGTACATCAACAATCGCTATCGCACTGGAACCAACCTGCTGACGGCGACCGAAGCAGAAGAAATGTTCCGGTATGTGCTCGCCGCCGCGCCGGATGGGGAGGGGAAGAATGGATAAGCCGGATTGGGAGGACGCGCCAGGTTGGGCGACGCACCTCGTTTATCACGATGCGTGGTATTGGGCCATCATCTTGACCAACGGCAACATAACCGCATCGAAGAAAATCGAATGCGACGCAGAGCCACCGGTCATCCCATATGTTGAGGTACGCCATGACTGAGCCTATGCGTTTTGATTTCAAGTGCGCGCCGGCCAGGATTGTGCGACATGAGGACGGGGCTTATGTGCGCTACGCCGACTGGCAGCGCACCGAGGCGGCGCGGGTGGAGTGCGAACGGCAGTTCCAAGAGAAGGTGGACGAAGTAATCAGGCTGGAAAACCAGGTCGACCAACTCCGCGCCCAGCTGGCTGAGGCGCAGAAGGATGTATGGCGGGCAGTATATGGAGACTGGCGCGACGAGCACGTGGCGATACATGGCGCGAACGGCCACATAGCTAGTGGTCTAAACCCTGATCTGGCCGATTTGCTGATTGATGCGCATAACGGCGGCCGGACTGATCCTGCAGCCGCCGCATGCCCGCCAACACCGCAATGGCCGCACCCTGACGGCTTCGGCGGCGGCTTGATGGAAGGCGAGGTGGTGGCACCACCTGCGCAGCCCGCAGCTATTGACTGCTGGTGCCGTACATGCCGCCCTATCACCGTGGACGACATGCGATTTGTCGTCTGCCCTGACTGCGGGAACAAGCGCTGCCCGCATGCGAATGATCATCGCAATGCGTGCACGGGCAGCAACGAGCCGGGTCAGCCTGGGAGTGCTTACTGACCGCCAGATGCCAAGTCTGTACGTCATGCGATAGAGGGAAAGATTAGGAATGAGCAAGCAGATATTCGCCATCGCATCTCCGAAGTCACTACGCGAAGTGATGATGCTGGTGTGGAATTCCGTCTGCGCTTTAGTCAACGACGAGCAGAAAGGCGTCAAGATCACGGTGCAGACGGCTAGCAAGCGGTCGCTAGAGCAGAACGATAGGCTTCATGCGATGCTGGGTGAGGTTGCGCAGCAAGTGGAATGGCACGGAAGAAAGCTCGATCCTGTGGCATGGAAACGCATCTTTGGGGCCGCTCTGAAGAAACAGGAGGTCGTGCCAGGTCTAGACGGAGAATTCGTCGTAATAGGCGTCAGCACGGCCGAGATGAGCGCAAAGGAGTGCGGCGAGATGATGGAGCTGATCGAGGCGTTTGGCGTTACAAATGGCGTGCGGTTTTCAGCGCCAGAATGGAGGGAGGAGCGTTCTAATGTTTGACACTTACGAAACAGGTAGTGGCAACCAAAACCATTACTACAGGACAGAAATCACAGAGAAACGCGCACCAACTGATGAGTCTATTAGATTGCTCAGAGAAATGGAGCAGAAGGCGCAAGAGCAAGTTATCAATGCTCTTCGATTGGATGGGAATGAATTCAAATTCATTATCCAGCATCTTTGGAGCGAAATGGAGTACAGCCACAAATTCATCATGATCTATGATCTGAATGGGAAACGTATAGTGGTTAAAGCGGCATTGCCAAGCATGAAACAAGATAAGCAGAAAGTTGCAGACATGCTTATAGATGAACTCGCTAAGAGTATTGCTTCTGAGCTTCTGCGTGATCAGTTATCAGAAGCATTCAAATCTTGGAAATTACCATGACTAAGGCTGAACGCGAGCATTACGACCGAGTGGCTTCATTGGGCTGCCTTGCTTGTCGAAAGAACGGCCATAGGGGAATGCCTGCTGAAATCCATCACATACGCGAGACAGCAGGCATGGGGCAGAAGTCGCACTATACGGAAACGGTTCCGCTATGCGCAGCTCACCATCGCGGAGTCATGTCGCCAATCGTGCCGTCAATCCATCTGGACCGCTCTGCCTTCATTGCTATCTACGGTGACGAAATGGCCCTACTGGAAGAAACACGCCGACTGTTAAACGAGAAATCATCTGCTAAAGTGAAAGCGTAGTAGGGTTGGATTGGTCTCCTTCTCGTTGTGATTTGACTGCCTCTTGGGAAACCAAGGGGCTTTCTTTTGGTACATTGCATGGACGAACATCAACATCAGGTTGCTTTGATGCGCTGGGCTAGATTGTCGCAAGGTCTTTTCCCGGAGCTTGCGTTGCTATATGCGGTGCCAAACGGCGGACAACGCAACGCAGTAGTAGCAGCAAAGCTAAAGGCTGAAGGCGTGCAAGCCGGCATTCCTGACCTTGTGTTGCCCGTGGCACGATCCGGCTACCACAGCCTATACCTTGAGCTAAAGCGCCCGAAAACTGGCCGCGTGAGTGAGCTGCAGAAAGCTTGCCATGAATCACTATCCAAGCATGGTAATGCGGTTGCTGTGGCATTCGGATGGGAAAGAGCGAGAGATATCCTGATTCAATACCTATCAGACGATTGGGAAAACGAATTCTGATGGTTAACCCTCGCTGCTAAGATACTTGCAATTGTAGATAATTGGCATGTGGGCGATTTGCCCCTTATCCATTGTGCGATAAACACGCACCGGAGAGACAGCATGCCATCCTTCCTCACTTTGCCTTTTTGGCAACTTGGTCCGACCGCTGGGCCGGCGCTAGATGGCGTCGTTCTTGGTGCAATCTCGCCCACCCCTGCGCCTCTGCATCTTGCTGGCTTTACCGCACTAGGTAATCAGCAGGTCGTACTTTACAACTCGCAATCTGGGGGTTCTGTCGTCCTGACAGATGAGACTAGCCAGCCTACGTGGTCTTTCGGCGATTCTTTCGGCCCTGACCAAATCGTGGTTGATGCCTCACAGCTCGTTTCTGCTGGGATCACTGGCATTGGCATCCATGTGGTAACTGGTGGGTCATACAGCGGCACTGTTGCGCCGCAAGTGCAGTATTGGGACGGCACGCAGTTTCAGACCATTGGCGGGGTATCGGTTACTGGTAACCTAAGCAGCACAAACCAGTTGCAAGTCAATTTCCCGCAGTTGCCAACCTCTGGCACTGGATCGCCGCAACTGTTACCGCTCGGAAGTGCTGGCATTAAGCCTTGGCTGTTTATCTCGTTCCCCGGGTTGACATGGACGACCGCCGCGACGCTCGATAGCGTATGGCTGATCACTGGCAATTCGCATCAAATGTTCAGTGATCGGACGGCACAAGTATCACAGACTGGTAGCAATCCGGATTTCAGTGCAAGCCCTGCATTCATCGTTCCGCAAGTTGGCGACCTTGTTCTGTATGGCGATCCGAACAACAAGTTCTTCCGCCTGAACGTTCGCATCTTCCAATCCAGTAGCTCGCAATTCACCAAGCAATGGGTTTACTGGAACGGTAGTACATGGACGGCATTCCCTGCTGGCACGCTGGTTGATCCTGGCAATACGAACCAATTGGCGAACACTGGCACTCAGACGCCTCCGCATACCGACTACCAGCTCCAATTCCTGCCACCTGTAGATTGGCAGAAGACCACCATTATCGACCGCAATAACGTGTCGCATACGGCCTATTTCATTGCTGAGCAGGTTACTGCCGTAACGCCTGGCATGTCGCCCGTGCCGCCTGCTCATATTACCTATACCGTGTCGGAGATCATGGGTAGCAATGTGACTGGCGTACCGCTTGCCGATGGCGCATCGTTCAACGAGGTCGTGATGAACGCAAGTCATTCTTGCCCTGTAGCTTCTAGCTTCATCATCGCTAATTCGATGACAGGGGGAACGATTACGTTAACGGTCCCCGCGAATGTGACAACCTATGCAACGCCATTTGGATTCACGGCACAGCCTGGGGATTCGTTCGTGGTGATCCAGACGGCGGGCAGCTCGACGCCGAATGCCAATTTGGCCAATGGGTTCTTCTTGCTGGAAGGGTAAGCCATGTCTTTCGTCTTGCCACCGGTAACAAACCCTCTGCCAACCGTCGCCGCGCAGCTCCAGACCGAGTTCAACGCTTTGACTGCTGCGCTGCCGAGCGATGACCCTGTGCAGCAGAACTATACGAATACCGCGTTGTATACGCTGGTTAACCTATGGATTCAGCCAGGGGAAAGCCAGACGGATTATGCGTTCCGTTTGGCTTCCGATATTGCTGCCGTTGAGTCTAATTTCAGCGGCACATGGCTCGCGCAACTGGCATCAGCTTACACGACTGATACCACCTTCACCGTAAATGGATTCGTAGGATCTAGCGGCACGTCTGGCAATTCTTCTACTACGAGTGATCCGACTGTGGAGCGCATTTCGCACAAGGGTGCGGCGAATGGCTATGCGCCTCTTGATTCAAGCTCGCTGGTGCCGTTGGCGAATCTGCCGACTATCCCATTCTCCAAGACGAGCGGCGTACAGGCATCCCTTGGTTTCACGCCAGAGAATACTGCCAATAAGAATGCGCCGAACGGATATGCTCCGCTTGATAGTGGCTCTAAGCTGCCGACTGCTAACTTGCCCAATATCCCGCTAGCTAATCTGCCGGTGATAGATAACGCGCATCTTCCTATAGTCTCTGTGCCGAATGGCGGTACTGGAGTGGCCACTCTTGCTGCTCATGGCATCTTGGTGGGCGAAGGGACTGGCTCCGTCATCTCTGTGACTGGCGCGAATGCGGGCGCTCCTATGCTATCTGGCGGGGCATCTGCCGACCCTGCCTATGGACCGCTAAATCTTGCCGGTGGCGCAAACATCGTAACTGGTACATTGCCGCTCACGAACTTCCCTGTGGTAGATACGGCACATGGTGGAACCGGGGCAAACCGAATCTTCACGTTCATGCGAAATCAAGGTATGGCTGCTGAATTACTTGCACAAGGCCATGCGCTAAATGGCCGTGGAGAGATGGGCCTTGATGCAACAAACACGAATAGCTGGCCATTCTTCTGGTCATGGGGCGATAACCTCAATAACTCTGGACAGCAGCTCGACACGAACAACTCGCATACCTATAGCGGGGCAACTGCATTGCATGTTGCCTACCCAGGCACTAGCGGTGTTTCTTTCACCAACTATGCGCGTGGCGTCGATTCCACGAAGACCTATCATATCAAGACAGCAACGTTTGCTGATGTAGCGCAGGCATCTGGGAACACGAATACTATCTGGTATACGATTTTCGAGAGCAGCGCGGCGACGTTGAGCACTGGATATGTAGGGAATACCGGCATAGTGGATGCCTTCACGACCAAGCAAGACTTTTTCAAAGGTAATGCATGGCCAGTATCATGGTCCGTTAACTCGATAACCTATACGCCCACTGCTGGTACAAAGTGGGCATCTGTTGCTATCTATCTTGGTACTGCGAATACGGCAAATGTCTGGTTTGAGATTGTCCACTTCCAGCTTGTAGAGATGACTGCACCAGCACCGCTGACAGACAATACCACTGGGACACCGGGTAACACGCTGGTAAACGTTGGAACTCTGTTTAATCAGGCTAATATAAACAATAATTTTGCTACTCTGAATGCAGAATTGAACTCAGTCGTATCAGCTATAAAAGCTGCTGGCATAAGCATCTGAGATAAGTTTGCCATGGTAAACCCCTATAGATTAAACTTGTAAGGCGTTCAACAAGTTATGAAAAAGGAAGAAACCATGGCTGAAGCCAAGAAGCGTATGCCGATGAAGGGCCGCGAAAAGGGTAAGAAACCTGATCAGGACGATGTCGCGTTCAAGACGCCAATGAAGGGCAGGAAAAAATGAATGAGCTGCTGGTCACCATGCTTGTCGCGGTAGTTGCCGTGAATTGGCGGTGGCCAGCTCGCTTATTCATTGGATGCGCACCCATTATCATCCTGGCCGTACAGCAGCACTACTGGTCTGCTACCGATGATGGGCTTCTGTATTACGGCAGCGCGGCAGCATTCGACACCATGACTGTCACGGCACTTCTTCCTTTCCATTCCCGCCACGCCGAGCGCGTGATCTGGTTGAGCGTAGCCAGTCTCGTCTGCAATGCGGCGGGCTGGCTCCAATACGAACTAGGTCAACCGGCGGACGTGTTTGAATTCGCCATGACACTGGTTTTGTATGCGCGCTTCGCCTGCTCATTATGGGTTGACGGCGATGGGCTTAGAGGAATGGATGCGCATGACAGCTGGCATCTTCTACTTCGCGGGCCTATTGGTGCTGGCCCTGATCAAACTCACAGACAGGAAGCGGCGCAATGAGTTCCGTGATAGAGAATCAGAAACTAGCCGCGACCGTCGCAACGCTGACGACAGGTAGCGGCATCATGACCATGATAGAGCATTGGCAACCAGTGCTCTCATTCTGCGCTACCGCTGCTGGTTTATTCCTATCCCTCGTCTTGCTCATTATCAATGTGATGACGCTGCGTGATAGATTGCGTGGAAAGAATGTGGCAGGTACTGATGCATGAAACACTTCATCACTAAAACCATTGAGCTTGATCATCTAGGCCAGCCATTCGAGGCTAATGCCATTCTACGCATCACTGATGTAGAGCAAGTCTATGATGCGGATGTGGCAAAAGGCATGAGGTTCAAAGAACAGATTGATGCAGATACGTCTGGTCCATTCGTGGCATCGGTGATTGACGCTGGCGCTAAATCAATCATCCAATTCAGAGATGGAACGTTGATCTTTTCGACAGAGACTCCATCCATGATCTATCAAAAATTCACTATGGCGTATGGTATTCAGATCTGGCCATCCAACCCGGCATACAAATATGAACGCCCTACCCCTGCAATGTGCGGGTGGACTGAATGAAGAAACAACCAATCCAAATGATCAAGCGCTATAATGGCGATGCAGGCTGCTCGACCGGTGCCACTGGCGGGAATATGCCAGCACGTAACGGTCAGCGAGGTGCAGCTATGCCGCTGGAAAAGGGTAAGTCCAAGAAAGCTTTCGAGCATAACGTCAAGGCTGAGATAAAAGCGGGTAAGCCGCCTAAACAAGCCGTGGCGATTGCGTATTTGGAAAAACGCCGCTCAGGCAAATCCAAGAAGGGTAAGTAACCATGGCTAAAACCAAAGAGATGGGCGGCTCGCCGAAGGGCACCACCAAGAGTTTCCATGATGAAGGTAAGCACGGCCATATGAAGGCACGATTGCCGACCATGGACCATACTGAGGGTAAACAGAACAATCCGCCGCCGCTGGACAAGCAATTCAAGCGTGAGAAGTAAGACGCTCGATACAAGGGGGTAAACGGGCTGAGAGGCCCGTTTTTTATATGTGGGGAATATCATGCCTGCCGGAAGACCTTCATCTTACGATCCTGCCTATTGTGAGCTTATCCTAGAGTTCTTCAACACAGAGCCATTTGTTGAAGGCACAGACGCAATGGATAAGCCGACTATCCGACCTTTGAAGCTGCCGACAGTGCAGAGATTTGCGGCAAACATCGGCGTTCACAAAGACACAATCCATGAATGGGCAAGGGTTCACCCTGAATTTTCCGTCTCTCTCAAGCAAGCGCTTGATATGCAAGCCGATGCGTTGATCCAAGGCGGCCTGTTTGGTAGCTATGAAAAGACCATCGCCAAGATGCTGCTTAGTGCAAATCATGGCTTGCATGAGAAGACTGAGCAGTCTGTAAAGGCCGAAGTGAATCAGACTTCTGTGCAAGTAACCGCTGAAGCAACGCCGGAGCAGGCGGCTGAAGCTTACAACAAGCTCATTGGCTGATGATCGCATTCGACTTTGACTTTAAGCATCCAGATTACGCGGCCGTGTTCAGGTGGCGTGCTGAGCGTTTGTTGCGCATCCGTTCAGCGGACGTTGGAGAGCTAGTGAAGCTCAAGGCGTATTACAAGGATCACCCTGCTCAGTTCGTGTGCGATTGGGGGATGACGTTTGATCCACGTAATGCCGAGATCGGACTGCCGACGACGATTCCGTTTCTGCTGTTCCCCAAGCAGGCTGAGTTCATGGACTGGCTCTATGCGCGCTGGCGTGGACGTGAAGACGGCCTAGTCGAGAAATCCCGCGATATGGGGCTGTCCTGGCTGACCGTGGCCGCTGCCGTGCATATGTGGCTGTTCTACCCTGGTACAGTTGTAGGATTCGGCTCTCGCAAAGAGGAATATGTCGATAAGCTTGGCGATCCGAAGTCGCTATTCTGGAAAGTCCGCCAGTTCATCAATCTGCTGCCCAAAGAATTCCGCCCAGCGAATTGGGATGATCGCCAGCATGCGCCGCATATGCGCATCCAGAATCCTGAGAATGGTTCTGTGATCGTCGGTGAAGCAGGCGATAATATTGGTCGTGGTAACCGTACATCGATCTACTTCAAAGACGAGAGCGCGTTCTATGAACATCCTGAAACCATTGATGCCGCACTTTCACAAACATCCAACTGCAAGATCGATGTCAGCACTCCGAATGGAAACGGGAATCCGTTCTATCGAAAGCGCCATAGCGGGAAAGTGGAAGTTTTCACCTTTCACTGGCGTGATGATCCTCGTAAGGATGATAAGTGGTATCAGAAACAGCGAGGAACGCTAGATCCGGTTATCGTCGCGCAGGAAGTGGACATCGACTATAACGCATCGTCGTCTGATGCCTGGATTCCTGGCGATCTAGTGCAGGCTGCACAGATGAATGGACCAGCCTATGTCGAACCAGTCGGGCCGTGGTTTATTGGTGTGGATGCCGCGCATTTCGGTGACGATGAAAGCGTTATCCATATGCGGCGCGGTCGTCTTAACCTGCCACAAATCACAAAGAGGCTGTGCGATGGACCTATGCTTGCTGCGCTTGTGGAAGAAGAGTGTTCACGTATCGAGAAAGCTGGCGGACAGCTCGGTGCTGTGGTTATTGAGCTGGATGGGCCTGGCGTGTCTTGTTTTGATACTCTTAAACGAGGACGATACGCTAATTGCGTTTATGGCGTACACACTGGCGCCCATGTGGCTGATGATCGCAATTACAACATTCGTGCGCGCATGTGGCGCAAGGCGAAAGAATATCTTGAAGATGCGCCAGTAAGTATGCATGCCGATCCAGAATTGAAAGCTCAGCTCGCATCTGTAAAATACACTTTTAGGGATGGCCGTCTATTGATGCAGGCCAAGAAAGAATACAAGAAAGACTTTGGGAAATCGCCTGACCGTGCTGACGCATTTGTGCTGACCTTCGCCGCTCCTGAGAAGCCGAAGAACGCAAACCCGGTAAATGTGATGCCCACTACGAATCACTGGAATAAGGGCTGATAAATGAACGGCTTCAATGACTACGAAGGCACGACGAGTTACGACACTCGTTTCCCGACTGACTCTCAAGAGGATGAAGAGGATGACGTGCTCGAGGAGTGTTATCGGCGCTTCGATATGGCCTACAAGAGCCAGCAGGAAATCCGCCTGAAATGCCTGCAGGATCGCCGCTTTGTCTATGTCGATGGCGCGCAGTGGGAAGATGCATTGCGTCTGCAGTTCGACAATAAGCCGCGCTTCGAAGTCAACAAGCTGCACATGGCTTGCGTGCGTATCTTCAATGAATACCGCAACAACCGTGTGAGCGTGCTATTCCGCCCGACAGACGATACCGCGACGCCTGACTTGGCTGAATTCCTGCAAGGGCTATTCCGTGCCGATGAGCAACGCAGCGTGGCTCAGGAAGCCTACGATAATGCGTTTGATGAGGGCGTTGCCGGTGGATTTGGCGCTTGGCGTCTACGCAATGACTACCGTGACGATATCTTCTTCAATGGCCATGGCGGTGGCTATATGGACAATGACGCGGATGAAGACGACCAGTGCATCTACATCGAGCCGATCTATGATGCCGATTCGTCCGTGTTCTGGAACCTAGGAGCCAAGCGCGCCGATAAGGCCGATGCGACTGACTGCTGGGTTGTTACGTCGATGGGCTATCAGGAATATGAAGACCGTTTCGGCGTAGAGCCTTCGACATTCCGTAAGACTCAGCACATGACTGAGTTTGACTGGTACACGCCTGATGTTGTTTATATCGCTGAGTGGTATCACGTCGAAGAGCAGAAATACAAGGTCCATTCCTACCATCATCCGCTGACGCAGAAGAAGATTCACTTGGCAGAAGGCGAGATGGAGGACGGTGATCATGACGATCTGCTCGACCAGGGCTATATCCATGCTCGCAAGCGCACGGTCAATCGTCGCCGCGTCTATAAGCGCATCATCGACGGCAATAAGGTGCTGGAAGATATTGGCTATATTGCTGGTCCTAACATCCCGATAGTCCCGTTCTATGGCAAGCGTGCTTACATCGACAACCAAGAGCGCATCATGGGGCATGTGCGCTTGGGCAAGGATGCTCAGCGCCTGTTCAACATGGAAGTGTCGCAGCTAGCCGCTACGGCTGCCTTGTCTCCGCGTCAGAAGCCTATCTTCACGCCAGAGCAGATTCGTGGCCATGAGGCGCTCTGGGCGAACGACAATATCAACGACTACCCGTTCATGCTGATGAACAGCTCTACCGGGCCGAATGGCGAAGATATGCCGATTCAGCCGGCGTTTACTCAGCCGCCGCAGTTGCCGCCTGCCTTGGTGGCGCTAATTCAGCTTTCTGGTGAGGCAATTGAGGAAGTCACCGGGCAGCAACAGGCCGGCGAAGAGCTGCAATCGAACGTCAGTGCCAAGGCCGTAGAGTTGGTGCAAACCCGCGTTGATATGCAGTCGTTCATCTACATGGATAACTTCGCTCGGGCGATGAAACGCACCGGAGAAATCTGGCTCGGAATGGCGCGTGAAGTATACGCACGCAAGGGCCGTACGATGAATACCATGAGTCCTGACGGCTCGATGGCGCGCACGACGATTGGTAGCGTGAAGATGGCTCAGAACGGCGCTGCAACAACGCTGACGCCTGCTGCTGGCATGTTCGATGTGGTATGCGATGTCGGACCTTCCTTCATGGCTCGTCGTGATGCTACGGTGCGATCGCTCACAGGCATGCTGCAGTTCATCCAAGATCCGCAGATGATGAGCACGGTAACGTCGCTAATCCTGATGAACATGGAAGGCGAAGGTCTGGACGATCTGCACCAGTTCCTGCGCAAGCAGTTGCTTGTTCAAGGTGTGATCAAGCCTACGCCGGAAGAACAGCAGATGCTCCAGCAGATGCAGCAGCAGGCACAGAAGCCGACGCCTGAGCAGATGCTTATGGCTGCTGAGGCACAGGAAGTCCAGGCACGTGCTCGCAAGACCGATGCGGAAGTCGAAGCAGTTCACGCCAAGACCGCACGCGACATTGCTGAGACTGCCAATACCATGGACAATATTACCAATGAGCGCGCTAGCACTGCGTTGGCAATCAGCGAGCATCTGTTCGCTCAGGCTCAGCATGTGGATGCGCAGAACATGCAGGCCGCGCAGATGCATCAATCTGGCGCGCAGTTCAACGCTCAGCTTGCCGATGGACAAGCCGCACGACAGGAAGCTGCATTAGCTCAAGACAATCAGCCTAAGCCTCAATAATGCCCGTGCGCGGAGGGCTAATCCGCGATTCACTGAGGAAATAGCAAATGGCAAAGTTCCGCAAGAAGCCAGTAGTAATAGAAGCAGAGCAGTTCTTTGAAAACTCTGCGGATGGGTGGCCGCTAGGCGTTTATAAGGACAGCGACTCACCGACTGGTTTTGCTATCGACACCCTAGAAGGTGGTTATCACGTTACTGAGGGTGACTGGATAATCACAGGAGTGAAGGGTGAACGATACCCGTGCAAACCTGATATCTTCGCTGCAACTTACGAATCGGCGGAGGCTTAATCATGGCACAAGTCGAACTTCTCGGCGCTACTGAAGAGCAGCAAAAAGAGGTAATGAATAATGATCCCGCACCGGCAGCACAAACGCCGCCCGAGGCTGCTGAAGCTGGAGCCGGACAGGCTGGCGCTGTGGACGGTCAAGGCGCTGCTGCTGATAGCGCTGATGGTGCTGGCAATCAAGCTCCTGCTTTTCACTTTGACGGCGATGAAACCGCGCAACCAGAAGCTGCCCCAGCAGGTGACAAAGCAAACGCAGCATGGGCCGCGCTGAAGCGTGAGAAAAAGGAGCTGGAGCGCAAGCTGCAGGCCATTCAAGAGCAGCAAGCCGCACAGGCTGCTAATGTTCAGCCGCTTGAGCCTCTTCCGCCTAAGCCGACTATGGAATCGTGCGGCTGGGACGGCGAGAAGTTCGCGCAGGAAATGACTGCCTGGTTCGACAAGAAGAGCCAGCACGATGCGCGCCTTGCTCAGCACCAGGCTGAGGTACAGAGCCAGCAGCAGGCAGTACAGCAGCGGGTCATCAAATATCAGGAATCGGCCAAATCTCTCAACGTGGATAACTACAAATCGCTCGAGAGCGATGTAGTTCACGCGCTATCGCAGGATCAGCAACTCATGCTGCTCCATAGCCCGAAGGCCGCAGAACTTGTGGTGGCGCTGGCGAATAACCCGGCACGGCTATCTGAGCTGGCTACCATGAAAAACCCGGTTGATTTCGCCATGCGCATCGGTGAGCTTCAAGCAAAGCTTAAAGGTGGTGTCGCATCGAAAGCGCCAGAAGCACCGGCAGCCGATAAGAAGGGGCCGGCTGGTGGAGCGCCGATAGCCAATATCGATGGCGAGCTTGAGCGGCTTCGCGCCCAGGCTGAGCGCACGGGGGATTATTCTGGTGTGGTGGCGTATAAGAAGAAGCTGAAGGCGGCCGAACGTGCGAAGCGCTAATGATGTCAACATGACGCCAGTGGATTTCTGCTATTGGATGCTTGGTTTTATTGAGGGTAGTGACGGCCCTCCTTCACCAGACCAATGGCAATTAATCTATGAACAACTGAAGAATGTTAACTGCAGTGAAAGCCAAAAATTTTTCTATGAAGACATGATCAAGGATAAAGATAAGAGCCATAGAAAGCATCCCATCCCAACGCATGATCCATCTTCCAAGAAATGGCATGACTATTAGCATGATCATGCTATAATCAAACTGGATTCGCACCCAAGTAAATCTGTACCATTTAAAGCCCCTAACGGGGCTTTTTCTTTGCCCATTCGATATATTTTTCCAATCTTCGTACAAACATTGATAGCTATCATGTTGCAATAGGTGATAGCCATAATATATCATTCGTAATGACGCGGGCGTGGAGCGGCAAAACCACGATGACAACTAGACCTTTAACCAGGGCTGAACAGTCATCGACGCTTCACGCCCGTTGTATGAAAGAACAACTCGATGTCGAACTCGTTCTCGAAAGAGGAAAGGGTGGCTTTTGAGCAATTGCTCGAAGGCTTCCACGACGCTCTAGTAGTTTCCCGCCTGGTAAACATTTACCGCACCGATCAGCAAAGCATGGAACGGTCGGCAAACGTTATCTGGCGTCCGATGCCGTACATCTCCGCTTCCTATAGCGGCTTCGATCAGACGGCTAACTTCCAAGCCTATACGCAGCTTTCCGTGCCGGCGCAGATCAATAACATTCGATCCGTGCCGTGGACGATGACGGCTACCGAATTGCGCGACGCGCTGCAAGAGAAGCGCCTTGGCGAGTCGGGTAAACAAAAGCTGGCATCCGACATTAACCTCGCTGTGAACCAAGTGGTTACCGCTCTTGGATCGCAAGTGGTTAAGCGTACTGCTGCGGCCTCTGGCTTCGATGATGTGGCGCAAATCGATGCGCTGTTCAACGAGCAGGGTATCGGCATGGATAACCGCTTTGCCTCGTATTCCAGCCGCGATTACAACTCGATGGCCAGCAACCTTGCTGCCCGTCAGACTGTGATTGGCAAGCCGGAAGACGCATACGACAAGGCTTACGTTGGTGAAATTGCCAACTTCTCCGTCTTCAAGATGGACTATGCGCCGCGTATCGCTGCTGCTGCTGGTGGTGCAATCACCATGAACGGTGCGAACCAATACTATGTGCCTGCCGCGACGCAGAACACGGTATTCGGTGAAGTGACGAACGTGGATAACCGGTTCCAGACCATCACCGTTTCGGCTACTGCAAACGTGGTTGCTGGCGATTGTTTCACCATTGCCGGCGTGAACTCTGTTCACCACATCAACAAGCAGGATAGCGGCCAGCTCAAGACCTTCCGCGTAGTATCGGTGGTCGATAGCACTCACCTGCAAATCACTCCGCCGATTATCTCGGCACAAGGCGGTTCGCTGGCTGAAACCATCTATCAGAACGTTACTGCTACGCCGGCCAGCAATGCAGCCATCACTTGGTTGAATACTGCTGCCTCGTATCTGAACCCGTTCTGGAAGAAAGAAGCTATCGAGCTGCTACCTGGTCGTCTGGCTCCGCCGGTTGATGCTGGTGTGCAGGTGCTTCGCGGCACGACTGATCAGGGTATTGAACTAACCCTGACCAAGTTCTTCGATATCAACCAGTACACGACCAAGTATCGTATGGATACGTTCTTTGGTGTGGCCGGCCTGAACCCTGAAATGATGGGTGTTGAACTGTTCAATCAGGTATAAGGGAGATTACATCATGTCCGTATCTATCAATGGCGTCCTTCAGGGCGGCAACTTTCCGGCTAGTGTCACCACTCCGGTGGTTGGCACCTATCCTACTCCGCAGCCGGCTAACGTTGGCCCTGGCGGTGGTGTTGGCTACGACTGGCTGCCGATCACCGGCATCAACACGGCTGCTAATAGTGTTTTTCAATCGACGTATACGATCACGCCGTTCGATTCGCATATTGTCGTGGATTGCACTAACGGTAACGTGACGGTTACGTTGCCGGCTCCTTCTGCATCGATTGGCCAGCACAAGCTGATCAAGCGTATCGATGCCACGTTTGCGGCGGGTAATACGCTGACCATTAACGTGGCTGGCGGTGCGAATGTGGAAGGTGTAACGAGCCTGACTATCACTGCTCAGAATGCCCTGCTTGAGTTCCGCTGCGATGGTACGCAGTGGGAGGCGATTGGCGGTGGTAATAATGGCTCGGTGATCAGCGGTGCTGCTATCTCGAGCATCACTGTCGGCGCGTCGCCGTATACCTATACCGCAACCAATAACGGCACCGTTGCTGTTACTGGTGGTACGGTGTCCTCGGTGCAGCTCAAGCGCGGCGCAACCACTATCACGGTGGCTTCCGCCACTGGCGTGCTGGTTCCGGTTAGCACTGGCGATCAGGTGATTGTCACCTATTCGTCCACGCCGACCGAGCAGTTCATCCCGCGCTAACCATAAATCCCCGGGTTTCGGCTCGGGGATTGTTGGAGAACCATTATGCAAGGTTTTATCGAAGCAACGATGCTGTATCGACCTGGCCACATGGAGCGCCTTCATGGCGTGTTCGTGGATTATGTCGTGGTGGAGAGCACCGAAGTAGAGGCGATGCTTGATCAGGGTTGGTTCATGTCGCCTGCTGAGTGTGAAGGCGCTAAGCCGCGCCGTGGCCGTCCGCCGAAGGTTGCCGTGCAGGCGGGCGATGCACAGCCGGTTGAAATGTCTATTCCCGATCCTGTTGCTGAGCCAGTTGCAGAACAGCCGGAAGTAGCCGAAGATGATGTAACGGATTACACCGCTATTCTGTAAGGCCAGAAGCGATGACGACGACCAAGAAAGAAATCATTGATGCAGCCTACGAGGAAATTGGCCTCGCTGGCTATGTCTTCGATATCACGCCAGATGAGTATACTGGCGCACTCAATCGTCTGAATCGCTTCGGCGCTGAGCTGGATGCAATGGGCGTCCGGTTCGGCTATCAGATTCCAACTACCGCTCAAGCGTCCACCATTAACGACCCCTCCGGCATCCCTGATTGGGCTGAAGAAGGGGTAATCACTAATCTGGCAGTCCGACTCGCGCGGACAATTGGTCGCCAGATAGCTCCAGACCTGGCCAAGCGTGCGCGCGAGTCGTACAAGGTCCTAACGCTTGGCACTGTCGATCTGAACCAAATGCAGATGCCTCGGACGATGCCTATAGGTATGGGTAATCGTCGCAACACCAAGAATCAGCAGTTCTTTGCACCGGTTGATCGGCTACAAGGAAAGAACGATTCTTTCCTCGATCCTGACGGAAATCCTTGGCAAGACAGCAATTGATTGCTATTGTTCCAGAACTGATGGCGCCAAGCTTCTTTTCTTCGCGGGTGGGTTGCTTGGGTGGGCCGCCATCAGTTTCATAGCGGGCTTGGTGTAGTGGTAGCACAGTAGCCTTCCAAGCTCTTAGCACGGGTTCGAATCCCGTAGCCCGCTCCAATTAAATTTTAAAGGAGATAACCATGACGTCAATTTGACTGATCAAAGGAGCGCGTCATGGGCGCAAAGAAAACTGGTGGAACTGCTGGACGTCAACGTGCGAAAGATTCTGCGATGGCTGCAGCGCTGAAAGAAGCAGGAATCGAACGTAACATTGCACGTTGTCCTTGCTGCCACAAAACTATTTCTGTGCATTCTCTTTACAACCATATCATCAGCTGTAAAGGCTGATTCACGAATCATCAGAGCTGACCTTACGGTTACGCTGGTTACGTCCCGATCAGCTCTGTTGATAGTCGGCTTTGATCAAGGCCGCTGGTATGCCGGTGCCGATGCATACCGCCTCCAACTTTTTATCCCAGATTGATCCATCCCTCGCCAGACTGCACAAATACGCTGCCAGTCGCACCGCCAGTGCAGATGATGCTGACCGAGTTGTCTTGACCGCCCTTGGTCAATACCTCTTTCTTGCCTTGGCCAATCGGGTAGTCATTGGCTACCGTCGCGGCAGCAGGAGAAAGCACTGTCTCTACGCCTGGTTGGCCGACCGTACCCATTGGGATCTTGCCAATCGTGCTGCTGAAGCGCACATAGATGATGTTGTTCGTATTGTTGAAGATCATGACCTGCTTGACGTTGATATCTAGCGGCACGCTTTGTGCGGAGCCGGAAGCAGACAACGTAGTGCAAGTGGCTTCGTCAGGGGTGAAAGGCTGCAGTAGGGACATGATTAAGCTCCATCAAGCGGGATGACGTTCATAAAGCAACGGCTGATTGTTACGGTGGTGCCAGAATCCGCGCTCAAATAGAGCTGGATGGCGTCGTTTGCCAGAATCTGCGAACTCGGGTTGTTGATGTTGATCAGCACGCCGCACACGTGAAGATTGAATGTCACGCTGTTGCCATTGCTGATCTTGGAATCCGCCACTTCCGACACGTAGAAGTTGGCTGCTGCTGCGCCAGATGCTGCCGTTCCAGTGGCAACGGCCAAGTTGATCTGACGTCCGACAGGAGCCGTCATGCTGACGCTTGCATTGACCAGAGCAGACTTGATGTTCCGTGTCGCCACTAATTGGCCAGGCGCAGCCGAATAGCTCAGCGATGTCGCAGGGACGTTGTTGATGGTACTGAACCCTGCTGCATCATAGGTCGTGATGATATTGCCGCTCGGCGCTGCGCTGACAGTTACAGAGCCGCCAGTCTTCTGGGCGCGGTAGACGGATGAAATGCCGAGCAGACTAGTTGGCCCGGCGCTGCTGCTACTCGTTCCCACCAGCGGATCAAGGATGATGAACTGCGTCCCGTCGAATTCAACATCGGTGATCATGCCGGCAGCGATAATAGCCGGGATGACTGAACCTGTTGAGTTGTACTGCATCAGGTTGCGCGTACCAATCCCGCTCACGTTTAGCGTGTTCGTTACTAGCGTCGATCCAGCCACAGGGAATTGCACATTGAAGCGCATGAACGGCGAGTATGCCGTAATCGATGGCGTTGGCGTCAGCGTGAATGCCGGGGCTACGCCGCCAGCCGTGAATGCCGTCCCGGTCTGAAGTTGAAGCGCGCTGCTGGTAAACGGTGGAGTCACATTCAGATTGGAGAACACGGGGATGCCTGCCGAATTCACCATCATCAGCGAAAACGTCTGATCGGCAGCAAATAGCGTAATCGGCGTACCTCCTTGTACTGGCTGGCCATTCAGCAGTTTCACCGGCTGAGCAACTGGCACCGTGAATGCTGAATCAGCATACAGCGAAAGCTGATAAGTCGGATTGGTCGGATTTAATCCAGCCTGGCCGACATAAAGCGCCCCGTTTTGCGCTGGCAGTCCCGTGGTATCGATAAATACCGCGTACGGGCTATTGATTTGCATTTTGTTGGTTCCCCTGTTGCGTTAGAAGCGACTGAGCCAGAAGCTTAGGATTGATCTTGAGTTTACTGGCCAAAGCCTTGAAACGCGAGCCAGACGCAAGAGTATTGGCGACTTTGCCCATATTCTGCTCACCGTGAGCTAATTGAATCGCGGCGGCTTTGAATTCAGGCGATGAAATGGCTCGAGCGGCGGCAGCGGCACGATTAGGCCGAACCTTGGCAAGAACGCCATCAGTTAGAATGTGCGATGCGGTGGCAAGCAATGGTCCACCATGCGCGGCAGCTAATCCGGTGATGCCTGCGCCAGTCGTTCCAACTGCGCGATCCCACATACGGCCCATGAGTGTTTCTGGGGCGAGAGCCTGCCGTACTTCGTTTACCGCGCCAGTGCGCACATATTGCGATGTCGCATTTGCCACGCCTCGCGCTACTTCACCAAGGTCGCGCAGCGTATTCATTGCCTCCCCGCCGATATGCTGGGTAATCAGCTCAGTAGCCGGCGTGCTCTTATTAATGCCATCCATCCAGTTGGCGAATTGCGGCCATCCCATACCGGCTTGCTGTCCGTTCTGCTTAAGGCTGTTTAGCACGGCAGTTGCGACAACGCCTTGCTTCATCTCGGCGGGGACGTTCTGCAAGATTTTTTCCATCGGCCCTAGGTTTCCCTTGCCGAGTTCCGTGCCAGCGCCTTGGAGCGGCTTAACGAGGCTATTGGATAGCTCTTTCCCGAACAGCGCCTTCATTGCGCGCTGGGTGCCAAGATAGGCGGCAGATTGCTGCTGAGCGGTATCAAATACTGGTTGTAGCTCTGGCGGAAGTCCAGCGCGCTGATCGGTGCTAAGCGCGTTGTACAGGTTGGTTAGATCGCGTGTAGAAGTATTCGGGAAGATACCGGCTGCTCGCTGCTCATTGCCGAGCGCATTGCCAACCTGCTTGCGCAAAACATCGATAGCACCGTATGTCGGTTGTGCAACCTGCTGCCCTTCTTCTGCCTGCACATACTTGCGATAGAACGAACGCTCAGGCGGGCTGAGAACATCCAAATCACCCCCAGCGACACGCACTCGCTCATTCAGCAGATTTGCCGCACCCTCTGCCTGAATAGGTGTAGCAGAATCAAACTGATTTTTGATGGTATCGAATGCCTCGCGTGCCTTACCCTTCATCGCATCGCGGTTATCCATCATGAAGCTTTTGATCTGCTCATTCAGTGCGGCAGGATCATCGGACGCGCCGAGCGATTGAATCTTCTGGCTGATGGCATCAGCAGCATTGCGTAGGTTCTCATTCTCTGTCGACTTAAGCGTATTGTCGTACAGCGATTTCAGACCCTGCATGGCGCGGATAGCCGCTCCGTCATCAGATAGATGGTCCACATCCAGATGCTGGATCAGCCCTTGACGCTCAGCCGCTGCTACTCGCTCCGGGCTGACCTGTGCCTGTGCAGCTAGGTCAGCATACTTTCCTGCCGTAGTCGTGGCGCTCTGCATCCTTCCGCCTGCGCTTGCCGCTTGTTGTGCTACTTCGGCTGCAGACGCTGCTGGAGCTGCTGGCGCTGTCGTTTGCGCAGGCTGAGGCGCTGCCTCTGGAGCCACTGTTGGCGCTGATTTAGCAGGCATGACATCGCGTGCTACTTGTGCTGCCTGCTTTGTGCCAGCACTCAATGCGCCCATCTCGCCCGCCATCGGGGCGACCGGAACGAGATATCGCCCAGCCGTATCAGCGACTTGCCCGGCGTATTCCTGGCCGGTCTGCGTGCGCGGCTGATAGGTCAATGCGTTAGCATATTCTGCCGCCGTCTTCTCGGCTTCCTGCACGCCTTTCTGTGTGCCGTAGGTGCCATTGGCAATGGACTTGCCGATCCCGACTACCGTGCCGGCTGCCGTACCTAGACCGCCTCCGACTGCGCCAGTAATGGCGTTCAGTCCAGCCTCTCCAGCGCCGATTAGTTTGTCGCCAATAGACGGCTCGGACGCATGCAGCTTCGCGCCTTGCGGCAATGCCACATGGCCGGCCTGAATGTCTTGAATCAGCTTGGCGCGTCCGGAGTCAGGCATTGCACCACTGTTGTAGTCGTCTACAACCTTTTGCGGTAGGACTGGGGCGCTCGGCTTGCTGGGGGCATCCTCTTGACCAATTGCCTGTGCTGGCTTTGTCTGAAATGCCTGGTCTGGCGTCATGCCAGAAGGCAGAGCAACCTTTCCGGCGCGAACATCGGCTTCGTACTGCTTCGCCCCGCTGGCAGTCATCTTGCCATCAATGAAATCCGTGTAGAGCTGTGCTAGTCCGACATCCTTCTGACTCGATCCAGTAATTTGCGGCATTGGCGTTTGCACGGCTTGCGGATTAGCCAGTCCTGCGCCAGCCTGCTGTAGCATGCCTTGTAGCTGCGGGTCGTCGGTATATTGGGAAGGATCGTTCGCAGTCGGCAGACTCACTTGTGGCACTTGTCCATTAAATCGTGCGCTAGCCGGCGCAGATGAATCATCGTTCCCGCCGGTTACGCGCTGGATATAGTCTCGCGTCTGCGGTCCCCATTTCTTGCGATCCGGGCCGCCTATGTATTCCCCCGCTGCTTGTGCCTCATCGTTGTTATTGCGCGCAAGGCTATCGCGCAGCAGCAACCCAGCGCCATAGGAAGCCGCTTGCGGGTTCATATACGGATCAATGCCATACTTCTTAATTAGCAACTGCCGAGTGCCTGGCGTGATCTGATAAGGTGTGCGAGCGCCTGCGCTGCTCACCTGATCCGCGTTCGACTTCTCGCCATTCAGACGGATGCTCGTCAGCAGACTGGCAGGGATGCCAATCTGGCTAGCCGTTTTCGCGTCCATGTCATCGTAAGACGAATCCTTGTAGCTGTTCGGGAAGTTGGCTGCGTTATAGCCTTGCTTATCTGCGGCCATATATTCCTCACTGATAGTAGCGGCTTACATCGACTTGACCAGGTGCCTGCAGCATGCCAGCGCCGGCAGTCGGTTGCGGCGTGCCAACAGCCATCTTATCGCCGTATTTCTGCATGAACGTGCTGAACGACATGCCCTGTGGTACGCGAATTCCGCCGATAACCATGTCTTGCTGAGCCGCGCCCAGGTTATGCTGCTGCGCCTGCCATAGCGCCTTGGCATCGTTCACGCGACCGACTAGCTTCTGCATATTGCTCTGTACCGTGAAAAAGCGATGCAGCTCACTAGGAGATGTCTTTTCAGTAGGGCTAAACGATTGCGCAAAAGACAAATCCTTGTCGGTCATATGGCCTTTGAAATAACCGGAACCGGCAGAAGCAATAGCCTGTTGTCCCTGCTTTCGTAGATCGGTAATCACGTCCTGATTACCAAATTGCTCCTTGAACCATTCTTTTGCCTTTCCAGGCGCGCCAGGGGTAAATTGCGATTCAACATCGCTAAGCTGCTTGTCCAAGTTGTCCAGCCGCTGCGCCTGCAAATTGGCATTGTACGAATCGTTTACGGCCTGATTGATGACTGGTTCATCCGACTTGCGCAGATCAAGACCTAGTTTGGCATAGCTCAGAATCAGACCTTGCTGATACTGCTGCGCCTCCATATTGAACTTCTTGGCATTCAGCTCGATGTTTTGCGCCTGCTGTACCGTAGTTAGGCCGGCTTGTTTCTGGGTCTCTCCCATCGTCGTAGCGCCAGCGAAATTGCGCAGGTAGTTGTCCGGTCCGAGAATGCCAGCCAAGTGCGCCCCAAGCGATCCAGAGGCGATTTTCTGCATTCGTGGATCGCCGCTGCTTAGTTCCTGTGTGATCTCATCCGCATTGCTCTGTAGGCGCTGCATAGTCGGGTTAGTAGGATCAACGCCAAGAGACTGAAGCGCTCCGTTGTAGTCCTTCATGATCTTTGCAGCGAGATCATAATTACCATGCAATGCAGCTTGCTGGGCGCGGCCAAGATAGTCAGTCGCAGTTTGGGTGAATGCCTGTCCCATCGTGTTGTATGCGCCCTTGATCTGATCAGCAAACTGCGGGTATGCGCCCATTAGTTCAACTGTCTTCTGCGGCGTCGGATTCTGCGCATAGGAATGCATATCCTGTACTAGCTGTTGCTGGCGCTGTAGCGCAAAAGCATTTGCCGCAGTATTGACTAGCTGGTTCTGCGTCTGTGCATTAACAAGACCAGTCTGTGCCGCCGTCTGCTGCCCGAGCTGATAATTGCCATAAATATCAGGTTGAATCTGCTCGGCAGAATAATTCGTCGGCGCACCTAGTTGAAATGGAATATCGGCCATTTTTAATCCTTAATCGTCCCCGCCATCATGATCAGAACCTTCATGATCGCCACCGCTTACACCTTGATGATCACCACGACTACGCCCAGAGGAGCTTTCCCCACCGCTAGATTCCGTTCCACCGCTATCGTTTTCTCCGCCACCACCGAAATCATTCTCGCCAAGATCAACATCATTTGGATTGCCACCGAACAGGCCACCGAATCCAGGCGATGAGAATGAATTGCTCCACTCTCCTGCACCAGTGACTTGCCCTGGAGCACCATACGATCCACCTCCAAATAGGCTGCCAAGAAGGCTTCCAAGAGCTTTAGAACCTACTATAGAGCCAACAGGACCAAATGCGC